CAATGTCGGCGTTTTAACAGAAGGTTGGGACGCTCCCAGAACAGATTGTATTGCTATGTTAAGACCAACCAAAAGTCTAGGGCTTTACGTTCAGATGTGCGGTCGAGGTATGCGACTGTACCCAGGCAAAGATAATTGTTTGCTTTTGGATTATGGCGAGAACATTGCTAGACACGGTTGCATTGATACAGCCAAGCCAGATCAAGAAGTAAAAATAAGAAGACCTAAAATCTGTGGCAGTTGTTTAGCTGTCAATCCACCGCATGCAAAGAAATGTGTCGAATGCAATGAAGAGTTCCCGGTAGCAGAGTTCTTAACTTTCTTAGTGCCTATGGAAGAAAGAAAGGTAGCTAAGAAAACCAAGGCAGATTCTGGAGCAGTTATCTCTGATGAGAAACAAAAGAACAAGAGTTCTTTAGAAGTTGTGACCAGTGTTAGTGCTACTGTCGCTGACTCTAAAAATGGCAACAAATATTGTAAGGTATTCTTTTATGTTGATAATCAATTCTTGCCTAGAATGATGCCACTTATGTTTGGCCATTCAAGAATGCACGGACTAGCAATCAACCATTGGTGTCGTTTAGTAGATCCAAAAATCTGGGGCGTACCTAGAACTTCTGAACAAGCAGCCGCCAAGATAAATCAAGGAGCTCTCAAAGGAGTTAAGTCTGTTGGGATAAAAAGAGAAGGTAAATATTTTAATGTAAAGAAAGTAATTTTTGACGATAAGGAGATATTTCTATGAGCAAAATAAATAAAATGATAGACCATGTGATGTTATCTGAGCCACCAAAGTATCGACCATATTTAGGTATGAGTCAGATTGGTAATCCAGATGAAAGAATGTTGTGGTTAAATTTTAGATGGTGTTTACCACCAAATAAATTTGAGCCAAGAGTATCTAGGATCTTAGAACTAGGTAATGTTATTGAAGATGTGGTTATTGATTATCTTAAAAAAGCAGATGGCGTAGAAGTATTTACCGAAGATAAAAAAGGCGATCAGTTCAAGGCTTCATTACTTGGTGATCACTTCTCCGGGCACATAGATGGCGTAGTTAAAAACTTGCCAGAGCATGATGATGATTCTATGGTCCTAGAAGTTAAGAGTTCCAACGACAGAAGATTTAATAATCTAGTTAGTGAAAGTAGCTATGAACGTTGGTCGCTAGAATATGAAGCGCAAGTACATTGTTATATGGGTGCTTTTAAATTACCCAAGTCATTGGCTTTGGTTTACAACAAAAACAATTCTGATATCTATACTGAAGTAATTAAATACAATCATGATTTGTTTGTCTCTCTGGTAGAGAAAGCCAAAAGAATTATTACTTCGCCAGAGCCACCAGATTTATTCTTGAGTGAGAACGATTGGAAAGTTAAGAACTTACCAAAAGAATCTAGAGAAGTTTATTTAGGTAGAGCAGAACCACCTTTTAAAAACTGTAGAAACTGCAAACATTCAAGACCTTTGATAGATGTGTCTGGAGCCACGTGGCACTGCGACAAGCAAAAGAAAATGTTAAACCCTAAAATGCAGATGGATATAAAAAATTGTCCAGACCACGAGCTTATATTCGGTTTAATCCCTACACCTTTTTAATAAAAAGTTTGCAATAATATATAAAAATCGTTATATAATACGCATATCTCTATAAAGAGGTGCGTAATGGCTAAAATATTTAAATTAGATACATTTAAAAACATAGCTAGTCTTAGAGGCGAAACTACCAGTCTCGCTGATTATCCTTGCATCAACGCCTGCCACTGGCCTACCAGTATGGAAAACGGTCGTTGTACTGTTTGTGGTTTATATGATTACCAACACTCTCCAGTGTTTTGGAAATCGTTACCAAAATTAGAGCGCAAGATGATAAACCTTAATAACTCTGAGAAAGGCTATAAAATAAAACAGATCTATAAGTAAAGCACTGGCTTAGGTGTAGATCGCTAAATATATGTTTAACATATATAAGGCGAAGCTGACACTAATCACATACCCAGCACTCCCGGTGAGTATATTCTTCAAATTCATGCGCGGATTATATACAAAAATATTTTGCATATAAAAAAAACTTTTTATTTCTTTTTATTTCTTACAATATTTTCACACCACCAGAGCAACATGTCCTCACTCAAGGTATGTTTGATGATGTTGGCACGCTGACAGACCAATTGAATGTTATATCTGACATACCATTCTTCTGGATCTATTCTATCTATAGTTACATTTAAATCTTTCTTACCATTGCCATCTCGATAGTGTGTCATCAACACACCAGACAAAGCACAAAGCCCTTCTTGTTCTTCCCATATCTCTATCAGATCTTCTGGTGTTATCTCCCAATCTTTCTCTGGGTTCTTGCTAACTCTAGTATGTCTTAGTTGATTGTGAAGTAAATTTAAAAAACTTTTGTAACTTGATGATCGCTTTCTGTTTCTATCTATCACATGACAATCTTTACAAAGACTGCGATAGGTTATGCCACCACCAACTTGTTCTCTAGCTTCAAAAAATTTAATCTTTCGCCTTTTCTTGCAAAGCATACAAGTTCTGGTTTTTTGAGTCATTAGGCCCTAGGCGAGTGAATTACTTCTATGGTTACGTCTGGGTATATTGCTTCTACTAATTTCTTTTTTAATTTAAAGACATCAGTCAATACTCCCTTAGTATCTTCTATGACTTCTTCTCCTTTGACGTTTTTATATTTAAAGTCTGCTATGTAAGTGCAGATCTTTTTGCCTTCAACAAAACATGGAAACTGCGGGTGAACTTCTATGTCTGACACTGCGCCAGCAGATTCTAATTCTTTTAAGAATTTATATCTTGCCGCCTCTAATTTGCTATCAAATGTGATACCATCTAACTTTACCTTTATAGCTCCGTATTTGTTCTTGTTATAGCCCATAATTTATTATACAATTTTTTATATATTTTAAGAAAGAATTAACATACCAGGAGAAGCTAAATGGCAACCCACGTAACCATCGGAGTAAACAAAGAGACTCACAAAAAACTAGGCAAGCTTGCATCATTAACTCATAGGACCCGTGCTAACACGGTTGAATGGTTGGTCGAGAAAGCTATTAAAGAAATAGAAATAGCTGAGAAAAATGGTGGTGCCGATCATATTAAGTTTGGTATCTAGGTAATGCCTAGTAGTTTATCTATCTCCGCTTGTCTTAATGCTATCGAAACTCTGTCTTGAGTTTGTTGATTGTTAGCACTTGTTCTTACAACAGGATTTTGTGTTGTTGTATTATTTTGAGATCCTCTAAATTTTCCTTCAAGATCTTTTAAATCTAATTCTCTTCTTATTCTTAATAAATCTATTTGCGGAATTGGTTTTCCTTTTAATTGTTCTTCAATAATTAAATCTCTTTGAGGTTTTATTGGTTGAAATCTACCTCTTAAAACTTCATCATAGTTAGTTATTTTTGCTTTCTTTAAAATTTCTCTTTGCTCTCCATATTCAAGTCCCAATAATCTAGTATCTTCTAAAGTTTGATATAAATCTCTCAGAGCATTGTATCTATCTTCATTAGCTCTTATAAAAGCTAAAGTGTATTCTTCAGCATCTTTTTCTCCAACATTGCCAGACCTTAAAAAAGAATTAAATTCATTAGCAGAATCTCTTATCGCTTCATTTGCTTCATAAGCTCTAAACAATAAAGTTGTTTCTAGTTGTGGCTTAACAGTTTTAATTCCAGTAAATGCTTGTAATATAGTTTCACCCACATCTAAGTCTTGACCTTTGCCTCCTTTTCCAGGGTTGCCATTTTTAGTAAAATTAATTACAGACTTTGGCCCGTCTTTTAAACGAGCTCCAACATAAAAATTATTACCTTCAGAGAATTCAAAATTAACTGGCGTAGCCGAAGGCAATATTGTATCTATTGCATAAACAAAACCTTTTAAAGCTTTATCGCCAGGAGTATCACCTTGTCTCCATATTCTTCTACCAGTTCCAGTTTCTCCATTGTAAGCATCAACGAAAGCATTTATACCAAAAGCTGGTTCTACAAAAGGAGATATTAATTCTTGGCTTCCTTTAAATGTGCTTTGCAATAAGATGTCTGTTAAAGACTCTTCATTTCTATTACCCTCTTCTATTTCAGCCAGTATTCTAAGAGCTGGTCTTCTAAATAAATCATAAGGATTCATGTAACTAAAATTAAAAAATTCTGTAGGGTTGCCGTTTTCATCAGAACCTACTGGAACCATTGTTGCTGTTTCTTCCCAAGGAGTTCCTTGTCTTTGAAAAGCTTTTATTTGATCATAACTGACTCCAGTTAAATAAGCTCCTGCTGCAACTAATCCTGTTCCTATTCCACCACCTGCTGTTGCTGCCCCAGCCAATCTACGCATTCCTATTTTTTGTAACTCTGGGCTTTCAGAGCCAAGTTCTCTTATAGCTCTATGAAGAGCGTTTGTACCATTTCTAATCATCTCAGCAGGAAATGCTGTAAAGTTACCTATAGGTAATCTACTAATACCATCTCTAACTATAGGCACAACTCTCTGATAGTTTTGTACGGTGTTTAAAGTTAATTCAGCTGTTTCAGCTCTAGCAAAAGCTTCTACTTGATCATCAGTTAATTTTCTTATATCTAAAACTGCACCGCCATTTTTACCTATGGTTATGTTATTTTCAAAGTTCCTTATATTAGTCATAGCTTCTACAGGAACGAACTCTGCGCCTGGTTTTAAATTTTTATCAGACCTTATTAGGTTTAGTGCGCTTTTAAATCTAGCTTTTTCTAAAAAATAATTAAATACCCTAGCTACATCATCAGTCATTTTATAAACTTCTTCTGCAAAATCTGTAGTTTGTTTTATTCCAGGAGCTTCTTTTACCCTTTTTAAAGCTCCTCCAATTCCAGGAGATGCTTGAAAAGCTATCTCAGCATTTCTTTTTAATTCTCCAAACAAAGCACTACCACCTCTTTGCGCTATGTTTTGTTCTGTTAGTTCATTTACAACTTCTGATTTTAATTTTCTGCTAGCAGGATCAAATAATCCAGCAAAAGTATTTACATAAGCATCTGCTAATTTACCAGTGCTACCTACATTACCATTAAGCAAAGCAAAAAAAGGTATTGAAGTGTTGTTTCTAACTTGAGCTAGCGGTGAGCCTACTGTTTTTCCATATTGCGATATTGATTTTAAAGCTAATATTGGAGCGTATGCTTTCATCAAAGCATGATGATTTTGTTCAAAAGAAGTGGTTGATTTGGCAATAGCATTATAAAAATCAGATCTTGTAACTTTGCCAGCTAAAGCTCCAAAGTTATCGCCAAATTGTTTGTATAAAATTTTAGTGCCGTCAGTCGCTGTTTTTTCAAAAGTATTATTTCCTAAATCAATAGCATCTTTTAAAAACTCTTTGTCTTTTAAAAATTGTTTGGTGCCAAGTTGTGTTGGTCCAATATCATTAATTAATTTAATATCTTGAAATGATTTGGTTTTTCCAATTATGCTTGATAATTTACTAACTGTGCTTGCGGCCACTAAACCAGTATTAGCAAGAGCTTGTTCTGGAGTACTTTGTAAATAACCACTTACTTCTCCTAAAGCTCTTCTTACCGCTGGTAAATTATTTAAAGTTCTACCTTTTAATATTCCTTGTTGAGCTTTTGATAATCCTTCAGATATAAACTCACTTGTTTCAAAGCCAGTAAAATCTTTATTGGTTGCTGAATTTCTGCCTCTGGTGCTTACGCTTCTCCAAACAAAATTTGCTGTCTCTTCGTCGAAGCCAGTGACTTTTTTTATTTCGTTTATAGCAGCTTCTTTAAGTTTTGGATCTAAATTTTTTAAATATGTGCCATCATCCATAAAAGCTCTATAAATTCTAGTTCCATAAATACCTATGTTTCTAGCTATTACGTCTTTCATACCTTCTTCAGTTAACAAAGCATTAAAAGCTTTCTCATCTGTTTTTCTTAAATCTAAAATCTCTCTAGACATGTCATCAACTTGCCCCCTCATGTCTCTTACTATACTGCTAATTTTTAACGGCTCATCAATACCTAAGCTTTCATAACTTTGAGTCATTCTTTTTTCTATGTTTGTTATATTTCTACGAGCATTGCCTCTAATTTTCATGGCTAATTTTTTTATTTCATCTGGATCAGTTATATTTGGATTTTTATAAGAAACTTTAATTTGAGGAAATAAAGCATCTTCTATAGATCTAGCCATTGACATGGCTTGAGTTTGACTTAAATCTAATTGACTAATTGTTTTTTCTAAGACTTTAATATTGTTATTAACTATCTCTACATTATGATTTGCTATAGCTGTCTTTTGTCCTTTGGCTTGAGCGACTATAGAATTAGGTAAACCTTCGCTACTAATAAGACCTATAGGGCCGTCTAAACCAACTCCTTTTACGCTAAGAGCATTTTTAATTCCTTCCCAAAGACCTAATGTTTGCTCTGTCATCTCTCCTTCAAAATCTTTTACTTTGGTAGTTTTTTTAGCTAAACCACT